CACCCATGCTGCCACAACCTTTGGCTCAATTATCGGATATAATTCTATTGTTGGTATCCAGCCCCTGTTGTGCTGGATCATCATGTGTACTTTCGTACTTAAGCGCATACGGTTCCAATCCTCATCGGCGCCACCAGCCCCGACCGATACGATATGAACCATCTGCCCCTCATCCGGCAATAACGGCTCTAAGGTTGCCTCACAATAAGGGTGAGCTAATTTATAATCAGCCATATTACGATAACTTCCGGCGAGTGGTTCCTCCGGTTGTTCATATCGCCATTTAGTCCATAGACATTGGATATCCCTAACATCAACATCTTGCTCATAACATTCGCTAATCGTATATTCCAGTATTTTTGACATTTCCCTTATATTTAAATCAGCGCTACTCTTAAGTCCATTATCAGGATAACAATTATATTTAATCCCTCTATGAATATTGTCTTTCCCACAATTCTGTTTCATAGCCAATCTTTTAATTAATTCTTGATACAACCCCCACTGATCTAAAGTTTTCTTTTTGTAATAGATAGACATTTCTACTTCTAAAAAAAACTCTGTTTCCTTTTTCTCTTCATATTCTAATTTCTTTTTAAAGAATTCTGTCACCCATTTAATCTCATCCTTGTCTTGAAGATCAAGAATTATCCGGCCAAGTTTCCCGCTCCTTGTTTGCTTCGCTGTGAATTTCACCTTAGCCATGACATTTCCAGCAGTTGATAGTTAATGCTGCCATAAAAGCATTTCGATCAATCGGCTTATTCTGTAAAATAAATTTCGGCAAGCTGCCGTCTTTTTTTAAATACAAATCATAGAGCATATATTTCTCCGGCTTATCCTGTAATAGCTGATAGCCATATAATGCGATGCCATCATACGGTGTGGGCACTCCCGACTTTAAATCGATAATTGCTTGCTGCTTGCCAACAAAACCTATTCTGTCAGGAGTACCGCAATAACCATATTTATCGCTATATTGGATTTGCTCGATTGCAAAATAAAAGGGTTTATATAATTTTAGATATTTTTTATAAGATTCCAAATACCCCTGATAACACAGGGCAACATTTCCCAGTCTATTCTCGTCATAAAACTGACAAATAGAATGGACGTCCGTTCCCCGAATTCCATACTTGGCGGGGCCCCGGTACGGGGGCCTCAGCCCCGCACCGTCTATAACCGCATTAACTCCCGGCTTTACTTTACCGTCAACTTTGTATTCATGCTTTTCAGCATCAAACTCTATTAGATATTTCATATAGCCTTAGTTTCCGAGTAGACCTCAATTCCGCCGACCATCGCAGCAGCATCACCTCTTAGCGCCGTTACGGTTCTTCCGATCTTTACAGTATCAACCGTTAAGAAATCACGATTGATTTTCTTTGGATCGACTACCCGAAATTTCCAGAGAGTTCTCATTTGTACGCCGCTGGTTTTTATCTGTTTTTTGATATCAACTGTCGGCACAATTATCTCTTGTTCTGTTACTTCTGCCGCCAGATTTAAAGACTGCTGTGCGCCCTCAGCATCACCGGCCTTTTCGAGTCTTGCTGCTTCCCGCAGTCTCGCAGCCTCTTCCCTATCCCTGCGTTCCTGCTCTTCTTTACGCAGTTTAGCCTGTCGCTTATTTTCTTCCTCTTGCAATCTGCGCTGTTCGGCAAGCATGTAATCAGTAAGCTTATCCTGTATAACCTTTTTATTATCTTCAAAAGGTTGGAGATTGTTTTGCCTTTTTGCGACAGCATCTTTATGTAATTTATTAGAATTATCTACGATACTGTCAAAAGTTTCATGCACTAAATTGATAAACTTTTGATTATCCTGTTTAAGTTTTATTGCCAAGTCCTGTGTTGCCACACCGATAATCTTTATTGAAGTAATCGCTTTTGTAATATCGACTTCCTTTCCGGCCAATATAGCCACCGCACCAGTAATATCTTTTTCAGCTACCATTAAATCATTCATTCTTTATTCTCCCTGTTCTTCATTAAAGTTTTTGCCTGTCGCTCGATGCTTTGCAGTAAAGCCCCTAATGCCGGTTTATTCTCGGCCTTATGTAGTTCAGTTACTTTATCGGTTAAAATACTGCGCTGATTCGGCGGGAATAAGTTTGCTCTGTCCAATTCTTTCAAAGCCTCATCTGCCATTTCATTAAGGGTTTTTCCAGCTTTCTTTTTTCCAGCCTTCGGTGCTGCTTCCGGTTCTTCCTTCGGCTTCGGCGTTACCTCTGCGGCATCCGCCTCCACATAATCCATTCTGTCCGGTTCTCCGGTTATAATTCCGAATGCGTTTTTGAAAGCATATCGCTGAGAATATGCAAGTGCTGTAGCTATCTCTTGCGCCGCATTCATATAGCCGCTATTAGCAATCCCGATTGTAAAGCTGGTAGATTCTGAATGCCCGGATACATGATGGGTTTCGCAGGTTGCCTTTACAGATTTCTCTGGTTGCTCGGTTTTAATCATATAAGAAAACCCGCACTCTTCTAACGCATCTTTAACCTCAGCTACAATATGATCAAGTTTAGCGTACCTGAATCGTTCTCCATCATCCTCATCCTTGTTCATCACCACTGCCCTTTTTCCGACAATCGGGCATATCTTCTGGAATCTTGAAAGAGCGATAAAGTAATCATCCCTTGCAGCCTCAGCCCTTAGCTCTCGCCTCATCACCATTAACCGCTCTAAGGTTTCAACCGGCAATCCTTTTTCAATAGCCTTTGTCAGCAGCATTTCGGGATTGACGGCCACCATCAAGCTTTTCGACTTAGCCCCTGCCTTCTTTTTTTGTACTGCCTTTTTAGCCGGAGCCAACTTTTTAACTGGTTCTTTTAATTTATTCATTATCCTACCTCCAAACGGCATTATACTATTTATTCAAACCTTTGTAAAGTACTTTTTACTTTTTTTAGTGCATAAAAAAAGCCCTGGAATATTCCAGAGCTTAATTGTAAAGTGGGTTTACAATAAAACGATATCGCTTTCCATAAAAGCACCGATTACAGAAAGAGGTTCACCATTTACAATATTATTTAATTGTACGGCAACAGCCTCTTCCGTAAGTGAAGTATAACCAGATTCACATAAATCAAGGGTTTTAGCTATGATATAATCAACAACCTTTACCTTTTTTATTTCTCCAAACCCATCACGAATTTGGATTTCCTCTGGCGTTTTTTTTAGCTTTTTCATTTAGTACCTCCTAAATTGATTTTAGCCAACTCTCGGAATCGAACCGAGGCACTTCCGCTTACAAGGCGGATGCTCTACCTCCTGAGCTAAGCTGGCTATCTTTCAACAGTACCTGGAATTTGTCGCTGTGAGCGGCACATACGGCTCCAAGGAGCCATCCAGATCATCGAGCATAGCAATTGAATTTTCCAATTCAACCCTATCCACCACATCTACCGTACCTTGTAATCTACGGTTTAGAATCTGCTTATTCATTAATATTGAATTCATCATCATTTTCCAACTCCAATGGTACTATATTTTATAAAACAATACCAGATATTATTTTTTCAACCAAATCTTTGCTTTTCTTCAAGCTACATTCGCCGGTTGTTTTTTGTGCATAATTCCTATGCCATTTAATCGCAGCTATTTTAGCCGGAATATACCCGTGATATTCTGATGAAGAATACTCAATTAATGATTCAGAATATATTTGCTTAATCATTTTCTTGGCATACCGCTTATTATAACCAGTCCATTTTATTTCTAATTTCCATATTCTCATCTGCTTCCCTCCTTGCCGATAAATGTACGATCCGGTCGCTGGACAGAAATAAGATCAAAATCCATAAACCGTCTGCTCAACTCTTCTCCCGTTTTTGCCACAGCCTCATCATCGTTTGCCGCATAGACAAAAATTGTCCTCAGCTTCCGACTTCTCTTTGTTGGCAAATAACTTGCCTTGTACTTCTCATCCATTTTTTTCTCCTTAAATTAATTTATTAAGTCTTAAAGACTTTACATGGTAGACAATCCATATTGCCTACCGATAAACCCTTTAAAATCCTATCTCTGATAGATTGGTGGGAGTATCTATCTTTTTGTTTGCTGCTTTAACTGCTGCCTCAATTTCCTGTATTCCACCATCGGCCTTATACTCCATTATATGGATATTCTCGAAAAGTTTGTTGTCACTCATGCGTCTGGCATTTAGATAGCCAGTATCCATATTACCGCCGACAATCCTAAACTCACTGCCGAATCTTGAATAGATCATTTCTGCCTCCTTATAATTTATTAAGCCTTATGCTCTTTGTTATAATGCTGTATCATCTTGCCCCGTGCTTTATTGCCCTCTCTAAATCCATACCCCACACCGACCCCCGATATTCCAGTACGCACTACAACCCTGTATTCACAAAACTTGCATACCCGCACAACACCGAAAGGGCCTTTGACCGTACGGAACATTTCATCATCATGCACTCTGTTTTTGTTTATTGCCACTCTTTCCCCCTCCTTATAAATAATCTGTAACAATTCTGGTACTTCCAGAATCATCATTAAACCAAAAGATTAATAAATCCTCTTCCTGAGTAAAGCAATCTTCAATCTTTTTATTTTCGCAAGGATATATTTTGCCATACTTTTCAAGAGCCTTATCTATTAAAGCCTGTTTGCTTTCTTCCATATTTATTACCTCCTTAATTTTATATTGCCTTCTTCTCAGCCAACCCTTTGAATATCTCTTGCCAATGCTGCCTATTAACATTTGTTTTCATATGACAACTATGGCATAGAGAAATAAGGTTATCAGCAACTAAATTGCTTTTGTTATAATCTATATGATGAACAGAGTGTTTCCGGCCATTCTCAGATATGCCACAGATTTGACATTCCCGATTGTCCCTATCTCTTATCGCCTCTCTAAGTTTGCTTTTCCATCCTACCGGGTAAGGTTCAAAAGATATACCGCCAAGCCATGAACTACATTTCTCACCGGTTCGGTTTTTAGATAGCCATTTTCCACTGCATTCTTGATTGCAAAAACTATACTTAACCGCTCTAACTCTGCTTAATAATCTTTCTGTTTCTTTGCCGCAATATGCACAGTTAACTATTGTTCTTTTATCTGGATACCAATTATCCCGACATTCTTTATTGCAAAAATTCAGTTCTCCTCTTTGACTTTGTGTTTTTTTGATCTTCTCGCCGCAGTAATCGCATTTGACTATTACCCTGTTATAACAAGGACTATTTTCACCCTGGAGATTTTCCGATTGCCATTTATATTGACATTTTCGATTACAAAAAAAATGTTTATTCGTTTTAATTTGCGAGGAGAGCCTTTCCATCTCTTTGCCACACATTGAACAATAAACAATTATTTTTATACAGGGATGGAGTGTCTCTTTATTATCTGATTTCCATTTCCCCGCACATTTATGATTGCAGAAGTTATTTTTATTCGCTTTACTTCTCGATGGCAGTCTTTCCATTTCTTTTCCGCAATAATCACATTTGATTATTTCCCTTTCATGGATAGGATGATAAATCTTTTTATTTCCTGATATCCATTTGCCTATACATTTATGATTGCAAAAATGATGTTTGCTCTTTTTATAATTAGCTCTAGATGTTTTTTTCTCTTTTCCGCACTGATCGCATTTGAATACTATTTCGTCTTTATGATTTTTGCGCCATTCTCTGTTTGTTGCACTAATCTTTAGTTTATTCTTTTCCCGGTATGCTTTCATGGTTACTTTTATTTTCTCTTTGTTTTTTTCCAGCTTTGCCTTTATTTTCTCTTTGTTTTTCTCTTGATATTCCTTTTGATATGCTTTCAGTTTATCCTTATTCTTTTCCCGCCATTCCTTTTGATATACCCTTAGTTTTTTTTTATTCTTTTCCCGCCATTCTTTGTTATATGCTTTTTCTTCTTTTGTCATTTTATCGACCTCCTTGAAATAAATTAAATATAATCGCTATATTCTTTCATGCTCGAATTGTTTTATCCAAATCTACCCAGTAATTATTTTTGAGTATTTGCCAAATAGTTGATTGTGATACTCTAAACATATCAGCAATTTTATATTGAGATAAACCTGTTTTATATAACTCCCTAACCTCTTCTGCTTTTGCAAACGACATCTTGGTTGATCTTCGATTCCAACTATTTTTTTTAGGTGTTGTCCATAAACAATTGTTTTTTTCATAGTTCCCGTTGTTATCAATTCTTTCAAGCCAATATCCTGTTGGTTTATTGCCCATATCATTAGAAAAATTAATAAATGATTTTTTCCATCGTAAACAAACAAGAATTCCCCTACTGCCATAATTTTTATATGCCTTAGAATTAATGTTATAGCATCTCGTCAACATTGCACACCAAATATGATATTCAGAAGTATTTCTCATCCCATGCCTTTCATTTAAAGTGCGATGAGGAGAACCATGTCTGTAGTTTCTTAAATAATGTTTATTACACATGTTTTTTTTGGTTGCAAGCTTTTCACATTTATCTATAATACATTGTTTCATAATAGATACCATTATAATCATTTAGAATATTCCGTCAAGCTCGTAAAATTACCTCTCATTTTTCTACCCCCTACTAAAATATAAAAGCTTTAAAAAGCTTTACATAATGGCCAATCTTTATTGGCCATTAATAAAACCTTAAAACCTCATTGTCGATCCAACAATTTTTAAACAATCCGCTTCCGTTAATTCAAGCATTCGGTTTTTCTTTTTTGCACATTTTTCAGCCAGTTCAATATCCTTGCCCCAATTCCAGTCAGTAAGATAATATCCTTTTTCACCTTCGACTGCCATGCAAGGAATATAACCAGTATTGTCCTTGATCGTTTCAAGTATGAAAAAACATACTCTCTTTCCGCCTACATCTATTTTCATTCTATTCTCCTTTTAATATATTTTGATTAATTCAAAATCACTAATTTCTTTTTCAGATAATTCCCGGTCATAAATGACGATGTCATAATAACCAGTAATTGCCTTGTTGCCATTTTCAACATCAATTGCATGTTTCGGCTGACAGCCAATTCCGAATGGCCTACACCGCATCCCATATTTATATTTCATTCTAAACTCCTTAAAATTAATTTCGATATGCCAGATCAAGATTATGAATCTTGCTTTGCTGTCCGAATCCAGCGGGGGTTTTTTCAACTTACTCATAACGGCCACTCTGGCTCAGTGTTAACCAGTAGAACTTTTTCTACTGACCACCTTGACGGATGCAAGCCTTTCGGCGTCCTGCCTTCCCGTTATCCCTCAGTCTTTCCATCTCTTAGCCAGTTAATGTTTCCGGTTTCAATAACCGTTGCCTACAATTAAGTAGTAATTAACCTTATCTAATATTGAGTATATACCTTTAAGATCGGTTGTAAAGTAGTAAATACTTAATAATAGAAGAAAAAGAGAAAAAAATGCATTTTATGTTGGATTCTACTATATATATGATAAGTATTTACTACAATACAGCTATTTTATCAGTGCAACAGCCAATCCGCCCACTATTCCGCCGATTATCAGCCCGGCACCAAAAACGATCGTTCCATCTTTAATCTTTTCCCACATCGATGAATCCGAGTATTCTTCTAATGATATTATCGCTTGATTCAGTAAGTTCTCTGATTCTTTCAATTGCGTCTGAATCTCCAATATTTGATTCTGTAAGTTGGTTATATATTTCTCTTTGTTCTTTATTTGCTTTTTCAAGTTGTCTATTATTTTCTTCGAGTTCGCTATAAGCAACTCGTTCTTGTTCAATTGAATCTTGTAATTCTGTAATAGTGATTCCCGCTTGTTTAAGTTGTTCTGTAATATTACTAATTCGATCTTCTGCTGATTTGAGTTTTTCAATAGTTGTTGTAAGTTTTTCTTTATCTCTTCCGTATTTAATGACTGCGCAAACAACAAAAACGATACTAACAGCAATAAAAATATACAAAAAAATCTCTTTAACATTTTTCATCTCTCCTCCATCTTGTTTAAATCCATGTTTTGTTATTGATTAATAAACTTACATTACTCTCGTGTATCCCATATAAAAGACTTATTGCCCTTTGGCTCATTCTCCCAACTTTACATAATTTTCTAATTTGTTTTACTTTCTCTTCTGTTAATTTTGTTGTTATTGCATTTCTTCTGTTTTCTGCACAAGTTACCCACCGACAATTCGTTGGCTCATAATTTCCATCATTATCAATACGATCTATCTGTGCGCCCTTAAAAGGTTTTGGCCCCATATCAGCATAAAAAGCCGAGAAAGAATGAAGCCATCTTTCGCAAACAGTAATACCTCGCCCACCATAACGATGATAACGATTGTTATTTTTATAATAACAACGGTTTCTCAGATTTGCCCAAACTGCATATTCGGGAGTGCCAGTCATCCCATGGTTTTCTAGATCTCTATCTAATATCGTATAGATTGGATCACCATATTTTATGAATTTATTATAATGTTTAATACAATAAGTTTTGCAATAATACTTATTTTCACAACCTTCGATTGAACAGATTTTCATAGATACACCCTTCACCTTGTGGATTAAGTCGGTAAAGGGGAACAAAGGTGTCCAGCTCCCCCGGATAGCTAATCCGCCGACCATTAAAGCATACATTATTCGATATCCTTTGTCAATGTCATTTTCCTAAAGTTATTTTACCAGCCATGATCTTGGCTACCTCACGTCCCCCTATCAATAGCAAAGCACAGCCGAACCATACCCATTCCGAAATATAGGCATGATATAAAGCAAAGGTAGCAACAATAAAAAGTGCAACTTTAATACTCCATAGCTTCTGCAGAAAGCCATAAACACGTTTTAACAATTCCATTATATTCTCCTTAATACTAATAGGAAGTGCATGCCTGAGAGTGCATGCCATCCCTTATCAAATTTTGGAACCCCCGTTTGGTAAAAGCCTTGACAATAAAATACGGCATTCTTGACGGCCCCCCGAATGGCCCGAGCTCCGGACAATAATCTATAGCTATTCCCCAGCTATGAGCGGAGGGCGTATTGCTTCCTCGCTTATTTCTGTCATTATAAACACCTCCCCACTGGTCAAGATGATGTTGTCTGAGAAACAATATTCCCGCATACTCTTCTATCTCCAAGAGCGCATCCCTCATAGCAGGTTCGACCAATTTGTGAACATGGAATCTGTCAACCCTTACTCCATTCCAGCTTTGCCGCAAAGAGAAAGGTAGCCGGCAAACAACTATATTATTTTCAAACCAATTATCATCCTTAATCGGATCACCATAATAATCGATAATCTCTTCAATACCATCCGGCACATGCTGTAAGATAACCATTTTAATCTCCTATCCACTGAACCAAATACTTTTAACGATAAGCCCTATTACCACACATCCGGCAGTCGTAATAATAAACCCAAAAACCCACTTCACCACTTTTGCTATTAACTTGTCAAAATAATCATTAATCGTTTTGATAACTTTAGCAGTAAAACCATTTTGAAGGAAGTCGTCTATCTTCACCAACATGGCATCTCTTTCTTTTACTGTCATTTTGTGATCTCCTTTGCTGTTTCTAAAACGCTCACCTTTTCCTCAAGTTCTTGAGCCTTCGCCTGTAGCTCTTTTACAATATCCGGCATAGCTGCTAATTCTGCTGCTTCCGCTCTCTTTGCATCTATCTCCGCTGCCTTTACGCTGTCTATTGTAAGATCATATTTCCAGGCATTACGATATGTCCGGTCTTTAGGCAGCTCCGAATCATCTACAATCTTATATTCTGCGCCCTTTGGTATATCCTCCATGGCCGCTGCAATACTGTGAGCCGGGGTAATAATCGCTATTCCTGTTTCTGTTTTATAAACTATTTTTTTCATAATTAACTCCCAAAAAATATCAATGTTATATACACAGTATCAATCGCAGTTGCGGCAATTTTAACTTCCACCCTTACCGACCCAACAGCTACTGTTCCATTTGTCATACAAACTACGGCGTTGGTATTCGATTTTTCCTCGCTTACCGTTCCAGCCATAGCATAATTCACATCTGCCATTTCATTAGTAAAATTGATTGTATAAATACCAACCCCACCATCCGTAATACTCGACACATTATAACTATCTCTAATTGCTACCGTGCCAGTGCCGTTGAAGTTGACCCAGGCTTTGGAAATATTTTTATTTACATTACCTGCGACTATTCCCCATGCCGTACCATTACATAATACTTTTACAGCCGCAAATTGTACCGGCAATGCTACAGTAACCGTTCCATTAATAGTTTCTGCATCTTCTCCGTCTACCGTTACAGTTCCGCTTGCAGCCGCATTAATTATTGTTAATTCTCTGGTAGGATTCACCAAAGCAGTCGGCAAAGTTATTGTAGATGATGCCGTAACCCAAATCACTTTATAACCATCATCATCCAGCACAGTATAATCTATAGCCGTAGTTTTTATCGCATTGGCAATCAGATCGTAATTGGTTTTAACATTTTCCGTAGTTCTCCCACTGCCCGCCAAATCGACAATATTATCCATCAATCGATCGTAATCGTCTTTTCGAGTTGGCGCACCCAGGCTGACGCTAGATGTATCATAAGACATGTGGGCATCCTCCGTGTGCTTCCGCCCAGTTACAATTCCAACACAGTATCCTATAACCAGGCGGATAATTATTGTCTTTTAACCATTTATATATACTTGTTTTTATTCTTTTTCTATGCTTTGAACCACCACCATTTATATGATCAATTGTTAGAAATACTAAATCAGTTACACCACAACACGAACATTTTGCTCCACCATAAGCATTAAATGCTGCCATTTTCATTTCATATAATCTTTGTTTGGTTCTTAAAGATATTTTTTCCCTATGTTTTTTATTATATTCCCTTGCTTTATTGCTTTGAGATTCTATGTTTTTAAGTCTATATTCTTTTCTGTTTTGTGCCTGACATTTTTTACAATGGCATTGAAGCATTTTTCTCCCATTTCTTATTCTAATAGAAAACTGTTCTATTGGTAAATATAATCCACATTTATTACATTTCTTCTTATCGTCTTCTGTTGTTTTTTGTTTTTTGTTTTTCTGTTGGGCTTTACTCATATTGTTTTTAGATTCATTAGTGTGCTTATATCCTTTTACACCCCCTGGTTTCCGTGTATTGTTTTTTAATCTTTTTGTTATCGTTAATTTGTCTAATTTCATTATCTGTGCACACTCTTTTAATGATTTTTTTTCTTTATAATATATTGTTTTTAATAAATCCATATTTACATATTTAAAATATCTTATTGTTATATTGTTTTTTATAAGCCTGCTTGTTATTGTTGGTGCACTTACATTAAAATGTCGTGCACATCTTCTCACTGATAATTTATTATCAATATACATTTTTTTTAGTTCATTTATATTCACCTTTCTTTTTTCCATTATTGCTTTTTCCCTAAGCCATTAAGTTTCAATCCCCTC